TGCTTAAATTTTTACAAAGATAACGATTTGTCGAACCACCTTCATAAATGTAAACATCTACTGTAATGGCTGTAGTCAATATGTTAGCCAACCTCAACCCAACAATTGCATCATTAGAATTTGATGTGTAAATCGTTGTAGCTGAATCTGTTATCTGTGCTCCGTTTGATTCAAAATCTTGTGCCATATTTCCTCCTTAAACTATAATGCGATGGCCATAGCTACAGCGAAGCCTGCTGAAGCTGCAGTGCCTGCCATATATGTTTTAACAGCAGTTACATTTGTCATTTTCATTGTACCACCATCGTTAATTAAAATTCCGTCTCCATCTGCTAATGCATCTGTCCCTCTCGCTGTTCCGCCATCTATTAAATTTAATTCTGATGCTGTAGAAGTGACTCCATCAAGAATATTAAGTTCTGCTGCTGTAGAAGTGACTCCATCAAGAATATTAAGTTCTGCTGCTGTAGAAGTTACCCCATCTAGTATGTTTAACTCAGCGGCTGTTGAGGTTACATTTGTACCTCCAATATCAAGAGTGGTTACAGATATTTCTCCTGCTACTGTTAAAAGACCATCAGCAAAAGTTAATAAATCTGTATCAGATGTATGACCAATTGTAGTGCCGTTAACATTTACATTATCAACTGTTAAAGTTGTTAAAGTACCAAGACTTGTTACACTGCCTTGAGCGGCCGTTGCCAAAGTACCTGTCAATGTTCCTGTTACAGTTAAATTATCATTGACTGTTGTTTCTGAAGTCGCATGTCCAATTGAAATTGGCACACCGGATGTCGCAGTAGCTATGGTAATACCATTTGATGTATTAGAATTATCAATATTCAATGATGTTGATGCATCCAGTGAAATGGTCGTGCCGTCAACGGCAAGTGTTCCATCAATGTCTGTATTGTCTAAATTTGCCGTACCATCTACATCAATATCTCCTGCAAGGTCAATCCCCGCCGCACCAGCTAAAACTAGGTCATCTTCTGATGTGTCCCATAACATGTAGGCACTTGATGTATCTCCAAAAAATTTTGTATCATAACCTTGTCCATCAACACCAGATGTAAACGTAGCGTCTATTTGAACTGCACCATCAATATCAACAACATCTAAGTTTGCAGTTCCGTCCACATCTATATCACCTGCGAGGTCAATTCCTGCCGCACCTGCTAATACTAAGTCATCTGTTGAAGTATCCCATAACATATAGGCACTTGCCGTATCACCAAAAAACTTTACATCATATCCTGCATCATCAACTCCAACTGTAAGTGTTCCTAATTGTACAACACCATCTGCTGAAGTATCCCACAGCCAGTATCTACTAGCCGTATCACCAAAAAACTTTACATCATGTCCTGCGTCATCCACACCAACATTAATGACATCAGTGAATTTAAATAAATCCTCGTCCTCCATCCATGTTAGTACACCATTATTATCTTCTCCATCAAATGTTAATGTAATATCCGTTCCTGCTGTGCCATCACCTATAGTTAAGGATGTACCAAGTAGTTTAGTTACTGGCCCACCTTCCGCAGCAGTTCCATCGTGAGTATGCCCAGTACTTACAGCAAATGCCGATACTAACTGGTCATATTCATCATTTAAATCTGATGCTTCAATGACGCTACCATCAACGATACCGGCTGAACTTTGTCTTGTATATGTTGCACCCATTTATCTTCTTCCTCCCGGTGTAAATTCTAATTCAAATCCATTTATAGACCAAGGTAAATTACTACTTGTATCTGTTATTTTTATTGCTACGGCAAATCCCGAACCTTCTATTGTCTGTCTTGTAATTGGTAAATCTCCTTGACCATAATGAACTGCACCATATGCACCTGTTCCATAAAATGATGCTGCTCCTGATGTTGATAGTGTTTGTGAATCAGGTTGAGGCGTATTACTGTCATCATAGTTATAACGAACAAATAAATTAGCACTAACTTCACCCTCCGGTTTCCAATTTAAATTAACTCGTTGCATATTTTTTCTAACTCCGGGGTCACCCATTGTCATATCTGGTGACCTAAAAGTAGAATCTAAATTATCTGTCGTACTTGCTCTAGTCCAAACATTTCCATCATCTTGTTTATAAATATACCCATCATATCCACCACTTACAACTGTTTCCGTATTACTTATATAATCAGAATCACAACATGAAACTTTTAATCCTTTTATATCTGCGTATTCAAATCCCATTTGTTGTGTATTAGGATTTAGTTTAATTACAGCAATTAAACCTTTTTGTGAACTCTCTAATCCACCTGTTGCAGGATAAAATAAACGATATTGTGATTTATTTCTAATAACGAGTGAAGTTACGTTATCATATTCAATTTCATTTATTCTATCTTGTATTTGTTTAGATACCGTACCCAGTTCAACGTCACCAATTCTTGCGGTACCTGCAATTGTTCTTATTCCGTCAGCGGATAAAAATATAATATCTCCGCCTACTTCCTGAATTGAATGATGAGCTATTGTACCAACATTTTTTGCTACTTCGGCCAAAGCAAAGTCACTTGAACTCGTTCCAGTAATTTTATAAATTCGTCTTTGACAGAATATAAATAATTCATCACGGAAAACTTTCATTCCAGTTATAACATCACCAACTTTAATACTACCCGCACCAGTATCAAAATCATCCTCTGTAAAGGGGCCGGAAAAAATTAATGTTGATGTAGCATTGGACATGCCGGCATAAAACATATGATTATTAAATGATTTTACATACTTAGGTTCTGTTGGTGCTGTTCCACCTCCAGTAGCATTTATAATATCTTCTGTATAACTAGTATTTAAAGTGAAAGCCGCTGCCGCACCTGTTGCTATAATAATTTTATCATTACCATCATAGTTAAATTTATCAAAATCATAAGTATAAGTTGTTCCTTTACTTGTAGCTCGTGAAGTCCAAGAACCACTTGTTGTACCGCTATAAACTGTACCACCTCGACCTGCTATGATAATATCATTAAATATAGCAGATAATAAAATACGTTCATCAGATGATGAAACTTGTGTTACAATAGTTGAATTATACTTTGTTGTACCATTTAATTTTCTATAACCCCCTTTAGTTGATGGTTCAAAATTTTTTAATTGTAATGCTTCACCCGGATGCATCGCAAAAACATCTTTATTAAGTACTAAGCCGCCTGCACAACTTACCACCATGGGTTTTTGTAATCCTGTATAAGGCATTAGAATACTCCTGAACCCACTCTACCCCCATGATTAACTCTATGGTCAGTCATATAAGTTGCTTTATTTACAAATTCTATTCTCATAATTTTTAAAGCTTCTTTATATTCCCTATCAGCCAATTGAGCGGATTGTAAATCGGAACGCAGTATATGAGCATAATACTTTGCCTTATTAATTATTACATCTTTAAATCTATCATCTAAATCCATTGTATCACCATGAGCCGATAAATCTGTATGGACTTTCCAATATTCATATTGAATTGTATAGTTACTTTTATCAGGCACTGGTGTTAAACCAAATTTTTTATCTTGTGTTGGATAAACTATATCAGGTGTGCCATAAGCGGAAGAAGCATTAGCTAAATCCCTTTCCAAATACATTCTATTCCAATTATCATATGTTACATACCTTAATTTTTTTACTGGTATGTTTTCTGATACACGAACATAGTCTACATCCAAATTATTTTCATCACTATTAATTATAGTTATATACGTTGTTGCAACTGTTGCAGAAAAAGTTGTATCCAGTACTTTACTTTCTCCGTAGTTTGATACAGTCACTGTTTCACTTAAATTTGTTGTATCATGTGCTGATGTTCCTATTTTTACCGCTAAACTTGAACCACCTGAAGAAGAATCAAATATTCGTACCTGAACCCTATATGATTTATTTTTAGTGGTAGAAATGGATTGTGATAAAGCCGCATCATTCAATCGTGCTCTTCCATTACCACCTGAATTATAAGCAGGGGTTCCTCCCCCTACATCACCTGTTGTAGCGTTTGTCCAACTTGTTATGGCGGAAGTAAACTCTCCATTTGTAATCAGTTCCTTGGGAACCAAGCGAAATGTTTCCCAATCAACTTTTCTGTAAGCTAAATCTCCCGACTGGGGAGAAGCTGAACTTGGCAAACTATAAGTTCGCTGTCCTGCATTTGTATCCTGTGTTGTTGATTTATATAAATCTGGTATCTCTGAAAGACTATTATATAATTCATGCATAGCCTTTAGAACAAATTTTTTAACGGATGTTTGAATACCTCTACTACTGGAAAATGTTGTAGAAGTTAATTCTGGTTCATTCAATTCATTAAGAATATTATTTGTTAATGTTAAATATGTTGTAGCCATGTTTCCTTATTTTATAATCTTTTTTGGTTTATTCTTTTTTACTTTAGAACCTTTGTTATATTTACTCGCCCATTCTTTAGCTATTTTAGGTTTTTTAGCCCATAAAAATTTCTCTTGTTTTTTAGATTTAAACGGCACTAAGCCCCGCACGATTCACAGTAGTCATCCTCGTCATAATTTGTCGTGAACTCTTGTTTTTCTTTTTTACAATCACAATCCTTGCATTCGCAAGATGTGCAAGAACCACTATCACTGCAGTGGCATCCGTGTTCACATTTTTTACAAGTTCCCATCTTCTTCTTTTTTTCCTCTTCTATCTGTTCAATTAATTCTAATGCTCCTAAGACCCTACTTCTTAAATCAATATTCCTATTAATTTGCTTGGTAAGGTC